GCTGTTGTTATTGCATTTCTATCTAATTCTTGTGCAGTTGTAACATCACCTGCTACTACAAATGCTTTTACAGGTTGTGATTGTTGTCCTGCTATTGCTTCTGTTAATTGGTTTATAGGTGATGCACCTACAACATTAAAACTAGGTGGTTGTATTTGAGGTACTGGTGCTGCACCTGCTGATGCTGTAACACCTCCTACACTTAATACTGGTATTTCTGTTTGTTGTACAGCTCTTACTTGTTGGAAACCTGTAGCTAATACTGTAGCAACTCCTGCTATTTTTGCAAACAATGGTAATTCAGGATCATCTAATACTTGTGCAGCTCCACTATAAGTAGATATAATTGCATTTGCTATACCTAGTGCTTTTGCTGCATTAGATCCTTCTGCTAGTAATCCTATTCCTACTGCTGATAATTGAACTGCTGCATCTATTTTTGCTTGTTCTATTCTTTTTTCTGCTTCTGCTACTGCTTGTTTTTCTGCTAATGCTTTGTCATCTGCTTCTTTTTGTTTTTTTGCAGCTTCTTCATTAGCAGCATCTCTTATTTTCTGTATTGCAACTAATTTTGCTTTTTCTAAATTTTCAGTAGGTTCTTTTAATTCTTCTGCTTGTTTAATTAATGCATCAAATCTTTCTTTTTCTTTTGTAATAGTAAGCTCTAACTTTTCATCTTCACTTTGTGCTAATGCTTCTCTTTCAGCATTTCTAAAATTATCTTTAGCTGTTTTTTCCTCAGTTTTTAATGCAATAATTTGACCAGTAACTTCTTTCTGTTTAGATAGTCTTGTAGTTTCTAATGTAATAAGATCTGCTCTAAGTTGTGCTTCTTCTTCTAAATCTTCTTTAGTAGAACCTGATAATTTGTTTTCTTCTATTTTAGCATCAAGTCTAATTTGTGTTAATGCTATTTCTTTTTTTGTAATTTCTTCATCTAACTTACTTGCATCTTCTAAAAACTTTATTCTTTCTTCTGTACTAAACTTTTCTCTGTCTACAGCTTTTTCTAATAACTCTGCTCTCTCTCTATCTGCCTCAGCTCTATCTACTAATAACTGTCTTTCTATTTTGTCTGCTTTAGCTCTAGCATCTGCTAGTTCTCCTGCTACTTTTATTTCTTTTCTAGTTTCTTCTCCAAAGTTTTTAATACCTTCTACTGCTTCACCAACATTATCTCTAACTTCTTGAAAAGCTAATGCAGCATTTCCTAAATCACCTTTAACTAAAAAACTTAATGATTTTCCAATATTTAAAATAGCAGTACCAAAATCTGATAAAATATCTAAAGCATTACCTGTTACTACTGCAATTTGAGACATTAACCTAGCAAACTTGTTTTGACCTTCTTCTGAATTTTGGAAAGCTGCTGTAACAGATCCTATAGCTAATGCAAAAACACCAATACCTGTTGCTAAAATTGCACCTTTAAGAGTAGCTAAACTTTTTATTGCAGTTTTTATACCTGCAACTACAGCTTTAAATTGTGTAACTAACCCACTAGTTAAGACATCACCAGTTTCTCCAACTGCATCCATGTCTGTTTTAGTCTCTTTCAGCTTATCATTGGTCTCATCTATTTCTTCATTTGCTTTTTGGTTATCAACCTCAAATGTTATTTTATATTTACCTATTTTCATTAGTCTTGTTTATCAAATTTTGCAATTCTTTTAGCTAGGTTAAACCCATCTTTCCAATTATCAGGTAAGAAATGACTGCCTTGTGCAAATCTAATCCTCTCTGTTTCACCATTTACCACTTGTAAAAGCTCTATAATGTTTTTTAGCATCCTATTTATATAATACTTAATTGATTGTTTTTTAACTTTTGCTCATATTCTTTATAATCAGCTCCACCATTCCATGTATTTTCTCTCCACCATGATGTAATTATATATTTTGTACCTTTTGTTACTTCTTCTCCACTATGTTGCATGTATTCATTTGGCACACCATGCTGTAAATTATTCCAAACTACAGCTTTACAACTTAATGGTTTTATTTCTTTTTTTAGATGAGGAAAATTAGTAGTACCTCCTTCAAAATTGTCATTTAAATACAGCATAAAAGTGTATGTTCTATTACCACTAGACAAACAATTTTTCTCATAACTATCACCTTTAAAATAATCATGGTGTGATCTAAAGTATTGACCTTTTTCATATCTCTGTCCTTGTAAAGATTCACCTTTGTGTACAGGTTGTCCTAAATATTTAGCTATTCTTTTGTGTAATGTTTCTACTGTAGGATCATTAGCTATAAGATTAGATGTATATGATGTTCTTGCTTCACTATACTGGTTCATTTGTTTGCCTCCTGCTACAACCATAGACTTATTAGCATACTTATCTATCATATTCATTAGATACCTAGCTTCTTCTGATGTTATAAAGTTTTCTATTTCTTTCATTATGGACAGTTTGATGTATATGGACCTGTAAGTGTACCTGCTGATGAGTTCCAAAAATAATAATCACCTCCAACTTGTTCAGCAAAATACTGATCTACAGGAAACAAGCTAGTACATGTATCATCACTATAAACTACACTTGCAGAAGGTAGTGAACTAGCATTTAAATCTACAGCTCTTGTAATACCACTACATAAATCTAGAGGTGCTGCACCTTTTACTAATGAAACTGTAAAACATGTTTGTGCAGGTGGTGTTGGTGGAGGTGGTGGTGTTGGCACATTTGAATTACAGTCAAGACAATTACCTCCTGCTGTTATTTCTTCACTATATATTACAAAATTAGAACTGTTAAGCTCTATAGGATTTACACCTTGATGATTGCTATCCCATCTGTAACACTCAAATTGACCTACTTCACTAATAACCCACCATGTGCTTATCTGTTGATAGCTATATACATCAATTATAAAACCAGTAGGATCATCACAACTTATAAATCTAGCATAGTATATAGTTGCAGGTGGTTGAACTGGTGGTGTAGGTACTGATATACAGTTATTACCTCCATCTGCACATACAACTCCTACTTGTATACCTGTATTAATTAATGCACCTCCTACAACTTGATACCTTGTTCCTGCAACTGTTACAGTATCATTTGGGTTAAAACTAACATCATTAACTGTTTGTAAAGAAAGATAACCTGTTGTACTATCTGAACATCTTTGTAATGACCAGTATTGAGTTGAACCAGTTATACTTGGACAACCTGTCTGACCTGTATCTGTTACTGTACCTACATTTGCATATCCACCTCCTGATACTCCTACAGTTGTAACTGTATAAGGCATACCACATGAATCTTGTACTCTATCTCCTACACTTAATGATATTTGTGAAACACTATTGCCTGATCTGTAACCTGTTTGATTTGTATAACATTGTGTTAATTCATAAAAAGTAGGACAAGCTGTTTCTGAACTTGCAACTACTGTACCTACTGATGAGCCACTAGTTGTTGTTCCTACTACTCTATATAGAGGACCTGATGTGCTACCACTATGAACCATATCATTTGTACTTAATGATATTTGGTCAGTTGTTTGTGCTGATATATAACTTGTGCTACCAGTACTACATTGTTCTAACTGATAATACTGAACAGTTGTACATGGAGTATTTGGACAATCTAAGACATTTAAATCTGTAACTTGTCCTATTGGATTTGAATATGTAGTTGTATCTGTAGTAGTACCAGTTACTGTATAACATTTACCTGTACTGTTATCCTGAACTCTTGATGCACTAGAGACATTACTGTTTACTGTTAAATTTGGTATATCTGTTGTAGTTGTAACTGTTCTAACTGTAGATGCTGTTTGACAATCTCTAAGTAAGTAGTAAACAGGTAAAACTGTACAAGAACAAGAACTTAAAGTATCTAAATCTATTGAACCTGATGTGTTTGTTGTGTTTTGAGCCTCATAACATGTACCATTATAAGTAAGTTGTGTACCATTTAAATTACTACAATTACTAAAACCATAATGTTGTATTGAACCATCTGTACAACTGTTTAAGGAATAAGTGTAAGTAGTACAACTTCCAGTTGGTAAGGTTGCTATATCTATAGTTCCAGTTTGATTAACACCTGCTGGACTTACAACATATGTTTGATTTTGATAAACTACTGTACCACTAAATGAACTACTAGCATGAAAGCCATAAAGTACTGTACCACTACAACATGGATTTAATGCATAATAGTTTGTTGTTGTGTTCCCACTACATGTTAGTTGTGCAGGACTAGGTGTAGATGCTATTGTAACACTAGGTACAGAATCTAATGCAGTTGAGTTTTCAATTACATACTTAGTATTACCTGAATCAAAAACTTGTTGTGTAATAGCATATGTTGGATTGCCTACATCTGTTGATGATCTAAAATTTGTACTATTATCACTACATCTTTTTAATGTATAGTAATTAGTTACTGGTGTAGTTGGTGTAGAAGGACATCCTGTTAATCCTGTTGCTGTTATAGCTTTTGCTGTATGTGTATTAGGTACATTGTTACCTGTAACTCTATATGTGTTTCCTGAGCTATCTTGTACTCTTTGATTTATTGCTAAATTTAATGTACCTAATGTTGTAGTAGATTCAAATGTGTTATTAGGACTATCACATTGATATAGTGTTAATACATTTGTTAATGGTCCTTCTTGACCTCCTGATCCTCCAGTTTCTGATTGTGCAACTGCTGCATCATTTACTGTCTCATTTAACAGTTCTAATTGACTTGATCCTGTTAATAAATCTGTTGTAATACTGTTAATCTTGTAATTATTGTCATTTATTCTTACAGTATCTGCAAGAGTAAAGT